CCACGGCGCAGATGATGCCTAACATCTTGGTTACGCTGCAGAAGCACATCTTCGATCACATCCGTTTGAAAGCGGAGGAAGACGTGGAAGCAAGCATTTACCAGCTGTACGGAGCGGACCCAGACCGCCGTGTATCCATGATTCAGCGGGAAGGCATGGTTGCGTTGAAGATCGCGCAATACCTGCAGGAACTGAAGCAGCTGCAGGAGCAGTTGTCAGGTGCGGGTGGTCCGCCGCCCCCGGACCCGGTGGTACAGCTCAAAGAGAAGGAGCTGCAGATGCGCCAACAGGCCGACCAGATGGACGCACAGCTTGCACAGCAGAAGCTCCAACTGGAACAGCAGAAGGCGCAGGAAAACCTTGCACTGCAACAAAAGCGTATTCAATCTCAGGAACAGATTGCTGTCATGCGCGCGCAGGTCGCGCAGGAAAGAGCGCGGATGATGAACGAACAAATCAGGGGAGCACAGCAAAATGCCTCTTAAGAAGGGAAGCAGCAAGAAGATCATCGGCGCTAACATTGGAGAGATGGTCAGGTCCTTTAAGCGGACTAATAAGATCGGGACTAGCAAGCCGAAGTCTTTGGCAGCGGCGACCAAGCAGGCCGTTGCGGCTGCTTTTAGAAAGGCGGGCAAGCCTCGGATTATGAAAAAGGTTACAGGCGGTGCAGCGCGGTCGGTGGTTCGTCGCGATGGTCGGCAGCCCACGAAGATTTATTGAAAAGGGACTTTATATTAGGTATAGATAACGTATACTTTAACTACAGCCTTTCAGACGGTGGCTAAAACCGTCTGCTACCCTCATGGACATTAAGCCATGCTTGAATTTGCAGAGAGCATATTGAAAGAAATCAGGAAACTTCAGGCTGACACCGAGGCGTTTGTCCTTGGTGGCTCTATTTCCGACATGGAGCGCTACAGATTCATGATGGGCCGTCTGGAAGGCTTAAAACTCATTGATGTCGCTGTCCGGGAACTTCTGGCCAAGCGTACCAGTGACGATTTTTAACCACCGGAGGTCCCATGAGTGACGTAGAAATGACGGCTCTTGAACAGAAATGGAAAGAGTCCGCCGAAAACAAAGCGCCTGAGCTAGAAGATGCTTACGACGAAGAAGGTAATTTTCGTCCGGAAGACCTAGAGCAGTCCGTTCTCGATCGAATCCCTACCCCCACGGGGTGGCGGATAGCCATCCTTCCTTACCGAGGTCCCGAAAAGACCAAGGGGGGCATTGTCCTTTCCGATGAAACCCAGAGGCGTACCCAGCTGGCCACGATTTGCGGGTATGTGCTCAAGCTTGGGGACTTGGCCTACAAAGATGACGCCAAATTCCCGACCGGGCCGTGGTGCAAGGAAGGTGACTGGATTGTTTTTGGTCGATACGCCGGGTCTCGAATCTCTATTGACGGTGGGGAGATTCGAATCTTGAACGACGACGAGATTATCGGACGGATTAACGACCCTTCCGACGTTCTTCACATGTAAGGAGTATCTTATGTCAGCGACAAGTCAAGAATTGGAATACGGAATTGGCGAGGATGAAAATCCCGCAACGGTGGTCTTTGACCAAGAGAGCGACGAAGGCCCAGTCACCGCTGAGGTCCTGAACGAAGCGGAAGCAGAGGCCGAATCTCACGAAAGTGAGGTAAATCAGTACAGCGAAAAAGTTAAAAAGCGTATTGATAAGCTCACCGCTCGCCTGCGAGAAACCGAGCGCCGTGAAGCGGCGGCCATTGACTATGCTCAGAAGGTGCAGGCGCATGCCCAGCAGCTTCAGCAAAAGTACCAGCAGACTGGGGACAAGCTAATTGGCGAGGCCCAGAACCGCATTGGAACGCAGGTCGTAGCCCTCAAGCAGATTATCAAGAAAGCCCGCGAAGAGGGTGATATTGATACAGAAACTGAGGCGCAGGAACGGCTGACCAGCATTTTGATGGACCAACAGCGCATTTCTGACGCTGCGTCCCAACGGGAAAACATGCGACTGGCCCAGCAGGCAGCACAGGCGCAGGTGTACCAGCAGCAGGTGGTGCAACAGAAGCCGGCTCCTGTTCAGCGGGTAGACCCCCGAGCAGAAGACTGGGCGGAAAAGAATCCTTGGTTTGGTTCCGATACCGTCATGACCCATGCGGCATGGGGCATTCATAAGGAATTGATTCAAAAAGAAGGATTTGATCCGCAGTCTGAGGAGTACTATGATGAAATTGACCGACGAATGCGTGGAATTTTCCCGCAGAAGTTTAATGGGTCAACGAATTCCAGAGGCAACCGGCCCGTGCAAACGGTTGCCCCTGCAAACCGTTCTACGGGAGTTACAAATGCACGCCGCACTGTTCGGTTGACCCCGAGTCAGGTTGCGATTGCCAAAAAGTTGGGTGTTCCGCTTGAGGAATACGCCAAGTACGTGAAGGAGTAAACCATGTCCGACGCTTTTGATGTACCAAAACTGAACCGTAGCGCGCGAGATGCTGAGAGTCGTGATGCTACTGCGCGTCGTAAGCCGTGGACCCCTCCGTCACGTCTTGACGCCCCACCTGCCCCTCCGGGCTATAAACACAGATGGATCCGTGCCGAATCTGGCGGACAGGAAGACCGTATCAACATCGCAGGTAAGCTGCGAGAAGGATACGAGCTGGTCCGTTCGGAAGAGTACCCTGAATTCATGGTTCCTACTGTTGAAGACGGTCGTCATGCTGGGGTTATCAGCGTTGGCGGTCTCTTGCTTGCAAGAATCCCGGAAGAAACGGTGGACGAACGTAACGCTCATTACGCCTCACGCACCCACGACCAGCTTAAGGCTGTCGACAATGACCTGCTGAAATCCAACTCGCACTCGACGATGAGGATTGACCGGCCATCGCGGCAGACCCGTGTGTCATTTGGTGGCCCTAACAAGGCCTCGTAAACAATTTTGAGGAAATAGACAATGGCAAATGTTGACAAAGCCTTTGGCCTGCGTCCGCTCGGTAACCTTTCTGCTACTGGTGCCCAGAAGCAGTACGGCTATGAGATTGCGGATAATCAGTCCGGAGCAATTTATCAGGGTGACCTTGTCACCATCGTTGATGGTTATGTCGTGAAGTTTCTTCCGGGCACCCATTCGGCTGCTCTGGGCGTTCTTAACGGCTGTAACTATGTTGACCCGACGACGGGCAAGCCGACGTGGAAGAACTACTACCCCGGTAGTGTGAACATCACGCAGGGCGTTATCACGGCCGACGTAATTGATGATCCGAATCAGCTGTTCATCATTCAGGCGGACGAGGATGTCGTTAAGGCTGACATTGGCAAGAACGCTGATGTCGTTGGCACCGGCGGCAATACCACCACGGGCGTTTCTTCGATGGAATTGGATTCGTCCACCATCGCTGATACCGCTGCTCTCAATCTTAAGATTGTGGGCCTGTGGAATGTTCCGGGCAATGCCTTTGGCGACTATGCAGTTGTCGTTGTGAAGATCAACGAGCATCTGTACGGTTCCACCGGCGTCAAGGCTGTGACCTAAGAGAGGTAATTAAAAATGGCAATTTCACGTGCACAGCTTGTAAAAGAACTGGAGCCGGGCCTTAACGCCCTGTTCGGTCTTGAGTACAAGAACTACGAGAACGAACATGCGGAAATCTACGACGTTGAGTCGTCTGACCGTGCGTTTGAAGAAGAGGTGATGGAAGCCGGCTTCGGCGAGGCTCCTGTCAAGTCCGAAGGCGCTGGCGTCGCTTATGACTCCGCGCAGGAAGTCTATACCTCGCGTTATACCCATGAGACCATCGCTCTGGCGTTCAGCCTGACGGAAGAGGCCGTTGAGGATAACCTCTACGACCGCCTGTCCGCTCGCTACACCAAGGCGCTTGCGCGTTCCATGGCGACCACTAAGCAGATTAAAGCCGCTTCGGTTCTGAATGGTGCGTTCGATACCTCGCTTGGCGGTGACGGCAAGCCCCTTTGTGCGGATGACCATCCGACTCTGTCTGGTCCGAATCTGCGCAACGAGCTTGCTACTGCTGCGGACCTGTCGGAGACCTCCCTTGAGCAGGCGCTCATCGACATCGCCGCCTTCACGGACGAGCGTGGTCTGAAGATTGCCGTTCAAGGCCTGAAGTTGATTATCCCGAAGGAACTGCAGTTCACTGCGGATCGCATCCTGAAGTCGACCCTCCGTGTTGGTACGGCGGACAACGACATCAATGCCGTCCGTAACATGGGCATGATCCCGCAGGGCTATACGGTCAACCATTACCTGACCGACCCCGATGCGTGGTTCATCAAGACGGATGCCCCCAACGGCATGAAGATGTTCCAGCGTGTGGCGATCAAAACTGGTTTCGAAGGCGACTTCGACACCGGCAATGTTCGCTACAAGGCTCGCGAGCGCTACAGCTTCGGCTTCAGCGATCCGCGCGGCATCTTCGGGTCCCCGGGTGCGGGCTAAAAGCTAGTCAAAAGTAGCTTTGAAAGGGGGCTGTTAAAGCCCCCTTTTTTGTTCTACACTCCTTAGGAACTAGGAATTTTTATCCGTACCGACTGACCTAGCAGACGTTGTAGAGACGGTACGGAGATGTGCTACAACACGAGGATTACACCATGGCCAGCACTACTTTTTCGGGTCCAGTTACCTCCACCAACGGTTTTGTTGGGGCCGTGACGGGCGCTGTTTCCGCCACCACTATTTCTGCTTCCAGCACTCTTGCTGTTACCGGAAATTCCACCCTTTCAGGGACTGCTAACGTAATCATCATCCCGACTTCCGACCCCGGTGTTGCCGGTGCGATTTGGAATGACGGGGGCACGTTGTCCGTTTCTGCTGGTTAATAGGGGGCTCACATGAGCTTCGCAAGTGATGTCCAGTCGGTACAAAAAACCGACACCGCCACGGCTGTCAACGGAAGAACCCGTCTTCAGGGCCTGTATTTTACCAATACTGGCACTGCCGCTACCCTGACCTTTAGGTCAGGGGGAGGATCCGGGACCGTAAAGCTTACGGTCAATACTCCGGCAGCGGCAGGGGCGCAAGACCTGATGATCCCGGACAACGGCATACTGTTTGAAGATGGGATTCACGTTACCTTCAGCAGCGCAGAAGTCACTTCTGTTACTTTGCTGTTTGTAGGCGGAGCCGCTGCCTAATGGCTAAAGGAATGGGAATTCGGACTTCTGTGAGGTCTGGTAATTTCCGTTCTACCAAGTCTGGAGCGGGGATGACCAAGAAAGGCGTTGCCGCTTACCGCAAAGCTAACCCCGGGAGTAAGCTGCAAACCGCTGTAACAGAAAGCAACCCATCCAAGTCTCGCGCAAAAAGGAGGAAGTCTTTTTGCGCCCGTTCTGCGGGACAAATGAAACAGTTCCCGCAGGCCGCGAAAGACCCCAATAGCCGGCTAAGGCAGGCCCGAAAAAGATGGAAGTGTTAAGTCGTGGAAATGATGATTTGGAACATTGTCCTGACCGCGCTGGTGGCTATGATGGGCTTCTTTCTTAAAGACAAGTTCGCAGAGCTGGGCCGTCTGGGCGTTCTTCTGAACAAGACCAGAGAAGAAATTGCTCGCGATCACATTACACGCGCAGAGGTCAGGGCAGATATGGAGAAGTTGGTTGAGCATGTGGACAACCGCTTCAACCGACTAGAAGTGAAACTCGACGTACTAGCCAAGGGTACTTAAATGAAAAGCAAACGCGGAATGGGCAGTGCCACCCGAGGTGGCGGATGCGTGGTCAAGCGCGCTGGAGGAACGCCTCCTAAAGGCGAAAGTGCAGCAGAAGGCCTTGGCTTTCCTAAAGGCGGTCGGAAGGACGCGCTTTCTAGGCTGGCTGATATTACTGCGCCTATGTTGAAGAAGCGTAAGCCTAAGACCATGGAAACCAAAAGTGGCAGGAGGCTCCCCCTTGAGCCCATGATCAAAAGGAGATAACAATGCCTAAATCACGTGGAATGGGCTGCGCCACCAAGGGCGGTGGCAAGGGCAAGATGATCAAGGCGACCAGCAAGAAGACTGGCCCCGTCATGATGCGTAATGGCGGCAGTTGCGTGGCTAAAAAGGCGGGCGGAGGAATGATGAGGCGGGGCTACAAGTAGAAAATGGCTACTTCGGGAACAACGGATTTCAATCTCCAAATCGACGACATCGTCGAGGAGGCGTTTGAGCGCTGCGGAATGCGTGTAACCAACGGTTACATGCTCAGTTCTGCCCGTCGTTCCTTGAATATCCTGTTTCTGGAATGGGCAAACAGGGGGTTAAACCTCTGGACCATTGAAGAAGCGACTTTTCCCTTGTCCGTTGGGTCAAGAGAACTGACTTTGTCCTCTGACACGGTCAATGTGCTGTCCGCCGTCATCCGAGATGCCACTCAAGCGCCGTCTACCGACATTACAATCGATAGAATCGGTCGCGAAGAGTATTTGAACATCCCGGACAAGACGACGCAGGCCCGCCCTGCCCAGTATTACGTCCAGCGGGCCAATACGTTTAAGGTTTTCCTGTATCCGGCCTCAGATTCGGCCCAGTACACCTTTGTTTACTATCGGATTCGCCGGATTCAGGACGCCGGGGGCTACACCAACACGGCGGATGTCAATTTTAGATTTCTCCCCTGCTTGGTTTCTGGGCTTGCGTACCATCTTTCGCTTAAGTACTCCCCTGAACGGACCCAAATGCTCAAGGCCTTGTACGAAGAGGACTTCACACGGGCTGCTCAGGAGGACCGGGACACGGCAAGCCTTCGTCTGGTGCCCGATCTAGGGGCCTGACATGGCCTACGCCACAGGTAAATACTCGTTTGGGCTCTGCGATTACTGCGGGCAGCGGTATCGGTACAACGTCCTGCGCAAAAACTGGCGGGGATTCAAGGTATGTCCGGACGACTACGAGCCTAAAGAGCCCCAGTTAGAGCCCTTGAAGTACCAAGGGGACGCTATTGCGTTGAATCAACCCCGTCCTGACATCATAGAACCGCTGGTCGTGTACGTAGGAATCCCCGGGGACGGGCTTATTCAAAGCATCGGGAGCGCTTCCAACACAAATAACATGCAGCCAGCCCCTGAGCCTACCTTTGTGGTAGGATTTGGGCAAGTTGGAGCCGTGACGGTGACGCTCACATGACGTATGACGAGCTTGTTTCGAACATTCGAGGGTACACCGAGGTAGACAGTAATGTCTTTACCACCTCGGTTATCAACACGTTCATCACTTTTTCTGAGAATAGGATTCTCAGGGACATTGATTTGGACGTTTTTAAGGTCGAAGTAGCCGGAAACCTGACTTCCGACAACCGGTTTTTGACTACACCAAGCGATATCCTGACCCACCGGTACATGATGATTACCTCCGGGGGTAATCAGATATTCTTGGACTTCCGAGACACCTCTTTTATGAAGGAATACTGGCCCGATAGCACAGCTACGGGCGTCCCGAAGTACTATTCGGTCTGGGACCAGAACACTTTTTACGTGGCTCCTACCCCTAGCACGGCTTTGCCCGTAGAGCTTGGATATATCTATCGCCCGGCACAGCTATCTCCGACAAATCAGACCACTTGGATCAGCACAAACGCCCCTGAAGCGCTTTTTTACGCAACGCTGATGCAGGCGTACAGTTATACTAAGGGTCCGCCGGAGATGATGGCCTACTTTGAGAAAAGTTATTCTCAGGCTATCCAAGGTCTTGGCATTGAACAGCAGGGCCGTCGTCGCAGGGATGAGTATCGTGACGGTATGCCACGCATCCCAATTAAGTATGAAAGTCCCGGTCCTTAAAAAGGAAGCAGCATGAATATCGGAGGCCTTGTTGGAACGCCCTTGGTCATGACTACTCAGGGCAGGGGCATGTCGTCTGACGAATGGGCGGAACTGGCACTGAATCGGATTGTAAGCGTCTCCGAAAATGCGCCTATGCCGATTAGAGAGCAAGCGTTGGCATTTAGGGACGACCTTCGGGCAGTCCTTAAGTTCTACTTCAAGCGTGTAGCTCTCACAGAGCGTACAACGATTGCGAACAAGCTTCGCAAAGAGGGTTACAACCAAATTGCCGACAAGATCGTCGACATAGACTAGGAGACCAGCAATGGCATTTACCGGTTCTTTTATGTGCACGTCGTTCAAGGTCGAATTGCTGACCGCGACACACGATTTCACCGCTTCCACTGGCGACACTTTCAAGATTGCGCTGTACACCAATAGCGCTTCTTTGGACGCGGCAACCACCGCGTACACCGCATCGGGAGAAGTGGCCAATGGCAATGGATATACGACCGCTGGAGAGGCGCTGACCAACGTCACGCCCAGTTCCGCGAGTGGCACGACCGCATATACTGACTTCAGCAACGATCCGACGTGGACATCTGCGACGTTCACCGCTCGCGGTGCGTTGATTTACAACAGCAGCAAGTCTGACAAGGCAGTTGCGGTGCTCGACTTTCTTGCGGACAAGACCGTGACCTCCGGCAGCTTTGTAATTCAGTTCCCTGCCGTGGGCACGAACGGCGCTACCGCCATTATTCGCATTGAATAAAGGAATCTGTCATGGTGGATATAGTTAAATTGAAGGCACTGATTGAGACGCCGCCTTACGACACCATGACGGACGATGAGCTTGTCGTGGCGCTGAATTCCCCCACGGTGAAGGTGCAGGGCAATATCAGCAAAGCCACTCTTCTCCAGTGGGCGGGCGCGAATGCGGGGTTTACAACTATTAACTCCGCTGCCGCGTATTCGGCGGGGACCCCGGAACAAAACACCGCTGTTCAAAATGCGGGGATGGCCGCGCAAGCTCTATTCAACGGCGGAGATGTTCCTGAGTTCAATACGGGTAGTTTTGAAAATCAGTCAATGCTTTCGCTTTTCGTGATGGTAGGTCTTATGACCCAGACCGATATGGACTCACTGATTGCTCTGGGCGCCACAATGCAAACCCCCGAGGAGGTGGCGGGAGTGGGTGGATACGTGAACTACGGCGATATTGCCGAGGCGAGGGCTTCGTGATGGCGACTCAAACAATAAACTACGGCTCGAATACCGCCATCACGATGGACTTGGCGAACCTCGCTTCGAGCTCGACATGGGTGGCGGGAAGAGAATCAACAGAAATTGATAACACCACAAATAAATTTGTGGATGCGCTGGTGTCTGGGAGCATTTCGGTTGGAACAACGCCCTCCACAAACACCGTAATCAATATCTTCGTGTGGGGGGCGGATACCGCCCCGAGCACCACGGCCATTGACGTCATTGATGGAACGGATTCTGCCGAAACCATCACGAACACCGGCGTGCTCTACAGCATGTTTAGGCTTGGCGGGGCAATCAATGTACTTGCGAATACATCAAACATCGCTTACCCCGTTGCCCCTTTTTCTATTGCGCAACTTTTTGGCGGCGTAATGCCCAAGTATTGGGGTTTATTTGTATCCCACAATACGGGCGTGAATCTTCGCAATGATGCAGTAAACACAAACAGCTTTGAGTACGTCGGCATCAAATACGACGTTGCCTAAAAGATGTCTCTGTATTTTGATGGAACGGGAGGGATTGAATTAGGCGGCCCGAGCTTTCCGTTTCCAACACAAATAAATCTCAATACTAGCTCTCGCTTTTCCATTGTTGCATGGTTTTGTCCAGAAGATAATACCTCGTTGCAAACAATAGTTGAGCTGCACGATGGTGCCTCCAGCGCATGGAGCCTTACGCTTGCTGGCGACGTTTCTGGCGACCCGATAAGAGCCAGAATAGACGGAACGACTGGGGTAGGGAACCAAACAAGAGGTGGCTGCGGATTTAACGTTTGGAATGTTGCATCTTTTAATCTTGTAACCGCTACTTCGGCGCAAGCATTTGTAAACCGGGGCGCATCAGATTCACAATACACAAACATGAATGTTGGGCAAGGCCCTCCGATTATTACTCAAATCGGCATTGGAACAAGTATTTTGCGAGGCGCAAATTATTTCAAAGGGTATCTTGCGCATTTAGCCATATACAATATCAGGCAGCAAACAAACAGTTATCTTTCGTCTGTAGCTGCTGGATATTCTCCGGCATCTGTGTGGAAATCTAATCTTGTAGCTTATTGGCCTCTGACTGAGCCCGGCCCGCAATTCAATTTGGCCTCGCCAAAAAGCAGCTCCTCTTACCCACTGCCCATCAATAACACCGGAGTGAGGTATTCCAACTGGAACCCGCCAGTTAAGTTACTTCTGCCGCAAAAAACAAAAATTGCATTTGAGCCGGCAGCGCAGAATAATTCGCCAATTTTCTATCACCACAGACAGCAACAAGGGATGGCCTCATGATTTTCCTGAAGCAAAGCACAGCCTCCCAAGAAGTCCCGCTTGGCTACTTTGTTGACTCGACGGACGGCAACACCGAGGAAACCGGGCTGACCATCGCCAACACTGACATCAAGGTTTGGAAAACTGGGGCGACGACCCTGGCGAACAAGAACAGCGGCGGCGCGACTCACATCAGCAACGGCATTTACTACGCGGTCCTTGACGCCACAGATACAGACACCCTCGGGCCTCTGGTCATTTTTGTGCATGTTTCAGGGGCTCTAACAGTCAGGCTTGAGTGCTGTGTGCTGGCTGCGAATGTTTATGATTCTCTGGTGGGTGCAACAGATAAGCTGGACGTAAACACAGCGGAAATTGCGGGGTCCAATGTTTCGACAAGTTCGGCTCAGATTGGCGTTAATGTGGTCAACGCTGGCGGCACTGCTTGGGCTTCTGGCGCAATCACTTCTGGCGTTTTTGGTTCTGGTGCTATCACTGCCGCTGCTATTGCTCCTGAC